CAGTCCATGCGCCGTCTTGCCATCAGCAGCAAGCGCACGGAATTCCACGTTCAGCGGCAGACCGATCAGGCGTTTTCCACTCGGGATGATCTTCACCAGCTTGGACAGCTTCGGTGACTGCATCACCATCTTGCTTGCCAGGCTGAACACCAGGGCGGCTTGATCGCGTGACATGGCTCCACTGACGATCTGGCTGTTTTGCTTCGCCTCCGGCCCAATCAGATGGGCCAGCAGCAGACCAGCAATAAGGCCACTCTTGCCGTTTTTGCGGGCAATCGATAGATAAGCCCGGCGAGTACCTTGCTCGTTGTCATAGACAGCACGGATAAACCCCTTCTGAAAATCGGCCAGCAGCAGCGGCTTGCCCACATGCGCACCCTCCGGGGTCACACAATGGCGCTCGATGAAGGCAATCACACGCTCAGCGCGGGTCATTGCAAACCCATCGGGATCAGATCATCATCCTGCTCGGCACGCGCTTCACGCTCGGCAGTGGCAGCGTTCACCATGTCGGCAGCACGTCCTACTGTTGCCGTCGGATGCACGGCCACCGAACGGGCCAGCGCCATCGCCAGACGCGTCAGCTTCGCGTGCTCATCAGAACCGACCTCCATCCCTTGAATGGCAAAATTGACACGCGCCAGATTCGCGGCCAGCACCAGGTCAGAATCTGTCCAGGTATCACGCGGGCGGCTCGTCACAACGGCCTTCCAGAACGGTTTGCAGGCTTCGGGCAGGGCTACATACTCGGGCGGCTCGATAGGAGCACTGGCAGCATTCTGGTGCGCTTGCAGGGCTATTTCGCAGGTCGAACTGGTACGCTTAGGTGTTAACTTCATGATTGCCTATTTTTTAAGCAGATTCCATTGATTCAAGGGGTACCGTGCGGTTCGTGCGCCTCGGTTGCTGGCGATTTCTTGAGAATCGCTATCATCTGCACCCATGGGCCACCCAGCGGAATACCACTTTCATCGTATCCAGTCGGCAGCTTGCCGGTCGCAGTCTTGATGCTGTGACACTCGTGCGCAAGGCCCATCAGGTTGTCCATGCTGTTGTTGGTCGGATCACCGTCCACATGGTCAACGTCCGTGCTCGGAGCACCACAGCCACAGCAGCACAGCGGATCACGCGCCAGGACAGCTTCGCGCAAATGCCTCCACGCCTTGCCGTTCAGCGCCAGCGTGCGGCCTGTCTCCAGTTGGCGCGCCTTCAGCGTCTTGGGTGCAAACAGCCTCATTTCGGCGGCTCCATCGGCTTGAACAGGTCGGACTTGATCGCGGGCAGGTTCTCCAGCTTGCGAACCTCGGCAATCGTCATCCATCCGGAATTGATGGCCTTCTCATAGAAGTTGGCACGGTTGGCGGCATCACCGCGCAACAAGCCTTCTGCACCGAATTCCGCGAAATAGATGCGCCGGCCTGCACTGCTCAACAGTTGGCGGCTGATAGCCCCCTCCCATGCGCTCATGTGGCGTTGCAAGCTGTGCACGACAAACCAGCGGTTCATCTCCACGCTGTTGCTGAAGTTCGCATGGCTCAAATCACCGATCAGGACGGGCGGCACCTTGAACACGCGGGCCACCTCCTGCACGCTGAATTGACGCGCTGCAATCCACTCGGCATCTTCCAGCGTCATGCACATGTGCCGGAAATCCGTACCGGCCTCCAGAACAGGAACACGGCCAGCATTCGCTGCACCGGCATATTGCGCCTGCCAGGATGCTTTCAGTGCTTCGCGCTGCTCGGGCTTCAGGACACCGGGGACATTCAGCGTACCGGACAAGCGGGTACCGTTGTCGAAACTGGATTGACCGTGCTCCTGTTCGGACAGCGCCAGCGCGAACACGCCACGCGCTGCGGCAATCGGGGACAAGCCCACCAGCGGGTCACCGCCAGCACGATGGCGCAGATGAAACACCTCATCAGGCAATAGCTTCTCGCTTCTGCCGTCAAGATTGATGTACTCGTACCCGGCAATCACATCACCATGGCGCTTGATGTTCACGCGATCCGGGGCCAGCGGGAACAGACTTCTGACCTGACCGTCATGCCCTCGGGTGATGCGTGCATAGCCGTTGCCGTGCAGCAGCATGGATGCCGTCAGCCACTCGACGAATTCCTGCGCACTCTGGTACTCATTCGGCGCGTGATGCAGCACCGCGTACAAGGGATGCGAGTCGGCACGCTCGCGCTCGTCACCGTCGCGCTTGTACAGATGCAGCGGCAGGGAACCCACCGCCTCCGAGATCACGGACACAGCCGCATAGCACGCGGCAAGGGACTGCGCAGCATCTACTGTCACGGTACCTGTTCGCTTGGCAAGGAAGTCAGACCAGTACGGGTCAAAGTTCCGTTGCTCGATGCCCAGCAGGGACTTGATGCGGTTCATCATTTACACGTCTCCAGCCACATGCGGGCAGGTGTACGGGCCTGCTTCATGCGCAGGGCCACCGATGTTTGCGGATAGGCGGGCCAGGACTGCACCACGCACACTTCGTGCAATTCCACCTCGCGCAGCTCGCGGGTGTCGCCTGTCCATACCTCATCTGCCGGAACGAAACCGAAGGACATGCCACCCAGATCGCCACGCGCTGCCAGGGCAGCAAGATCACGTCCGGCAGTCGTGTCCGGCAGCGTCAGCGTGAAGGCCAGACCGTGAGAATCCTCCGACAGCGCCAGCGTGCCGGACGATGTGCGACCCAGCACGGTCTTTGGATCATGGTCAGCCAGCGCCAGAACATCGCGGCCACTCTCCAGCGAACGGATGAAGGCACCGGGTGCAATGCGCTCGATGAAGTCACCCACACGGGTATCAGCGTTGAACACGGCGGCATAGCCGGTCAACGTGCGGCCACTGGCTTGCAGGCCAGTCGCCATTCGGTGTTCGATGTTCGGCGCGGCCATGGCTTACACCACCAGGTCAGAAGCCAGCACGAAGGCTTCAGGGCGGCGCACCACCGCATCAGCCGTCATCAGGGCGCGAACCTGCACAGCACCACGGCTGTACGGGCCTTCTGCATACGGGTTCGCCAGAATCTGCACGCAGTCCCACACGCCAATCAGCAGTTGGCGGAAGTCACCCAGCAGGACTTGCCCGGTCGCACCGCTCAGCTTCATCTGGTTCGTGATCGCCACCGGCAGGTCAGCCATGCGGCCACCCTCCATCAGGTAGCTGGAACCGGCAGAAGCCGCTTTCAGCGTCGTGCGCAGCTTCGTGGCGCTCTGCGGCTCGGTAATCCAGGCATTCGGCGTGATGTTCTTCAGCCCCAGCCCGGCCAGCATCCCTTGCACAGCAGACCAGGACAGGGTCGCCAGCGTGCCGGTCTGGATGCCGGTCGTCTCCAGGATGCCCAGCGGCTCCTTGAGGCCGCCACCCGCCAGCAGTGACAGGTCAAACGAACAGGCCATGACTTCGCCCAGGTCGTTGCGCACCAGGACTTCGATACTCGGGCTTGACTGTTGCAGCAGTTGGCGGCTCAGCTCGGTGAGCGCACCGATGTGGCGCGGCTTCAGACCGATGGTGTCGAACGTCATGCCGGTATCGCTCAGGGCATCACCTTCAGCGATCCAAGCGGCAGACATGCCAGTCTTGTGGCGCGGGATCACCACATCACCGCGCAAGCCGGTCAGCACCGTGGCACCAAGACCCTGCACCAGACGGCTGTTGCGCAGCGGCCCCACAAACAAATCCTGTCGGAAGTCCTCGGGCACGATGCCTTCAGCGGTCGTAGTGGTCTGCGCGGCGCGGCTCTCGAATGCGGACAGCGGCAGGTGAACACCACGTTTGCCTGTGCGGCGCTCGACCTCTGCCGAATACTCAGCCGTGGCACCAGTCAGGGCACGGGATTCCACTTGGGCACGGATCGCCTCGAGGATGGACACGCCACCGGCCAGCTTCTGTTCGTGCTTGTCAGCACCCAGGGCGCGGCGCTCGGCATCTTGCAGATACAGGGCGCGTTCCTCTTGAGCCTCCAGCTTCTGCACTCCGCCCTTCAGGGCGTCAAAACGGGCAGTATCGTCACCGGTCATCTCGGCCTTGTCGGCCAGGGTACGCATTTCTGCCACCAGGGCAGCGCGGCTTTCGCGCAAATCGTTCAGTTTCATGGTTTTCTTTGCAAAGAAGTTGAAGGTGCTTAAATTTTAATCAATCTCTACCATAAACGCAACTCAGTTGCAATAGTGCGTCAGACGTGAAAAAGCCCACCAAGTGGGCAGGTGGGGGCATCCGTTCCATCCGTTCCCAATCGTTCCCGTCGGTTCCCACTGGCTTGGGAATGGAAGGATAGGAATGGGGGAAATTAATCCCCATTCCATCCGTTCCCTCCGTTCCTTACTATAGGGGAACGGATGAAATGGGAACGGATGAAACCGGCATCAGCAAGCGCCTTCGGAAACCCCCATTTCGACGGCATCACCGGCATCCCCGGGAACGGATGAAACCGACTTTTTCCAAGTCACAGGGATCACCATCTTGGCATCTGGCAAAACCCCTGCACTAGTGAACAGGTCGTGTTCCTCGGCAGTCAGGCAGATCAGATACGAATCGCGCCGGGGGTGCTGCTGCTGACCTCTTGGCACCTGAACTTGATGCAACCAGCCATCGGCTATAAGCGCTTGGATGGTGTCGGATACTGTTTGCGCTTTGCCAGACACCTTGCCGCGCAGGCCGCTGATGTTCAGCGGGTTGCCGATGTTCCAGGCGGTAGCCACTGCATCCATGATGGATTGCCGCATGTTGGCCACTGCGGCTTTTGCTGCGGCGTCCTTGGCCTTCTCGGCAGCGGCAGCACGATCACCGTTGGTTACTGGCTCCGGCCAGCCCCACCGCATATATACCCGTTCAGGGTCACCAAACACGTCCCGGCTCTCAACTTCAGCAGTTCCAGAGTCGAATTGCAATTCATTCCAGCGGGCTTCAAAACGGGTCTTGCCTCGCACCAGATACCGGGTGCCTTCATCCTCCACCATAAACAGGCTCTGGTTTGCATCTGCTGCAAATGCGCCAGCACCGCGCACGGAAAGCCCTTTCACATTGGTACGTGTCAGTTCGGTTTTGGCCAGATGTCCGATCAGCCACACCGGCAGGCCGTCGAACCCTTGTTTCAATACCGACATGGCACCGCTGGCCTCGGCGTTGTCATTCTCGCTCTCTAGCTCCAGCGTTGCCGCCATCGTATCGATCACCACCAGCGGCAGTACCATCACGCCCCCCACCTCGCGGGTAAACCTTGCGCGGTACACCACGCCGGCAGCGGCCACCATGGCGGGCGGCAAGCGCTTGGCATCCACTACGTGCAGACGCTCCTTGACTGCCTCCACCGTGATGCCCTTGCCGCCATACCGAACCACGCCAGCAATGATTCGCTCTAGCTGATTGGTGTCCTCGGTGATATACACCACATGCCGCCATTGTTTTGGAGCCAGCGGGTTGCCAGCTTCGTGCAGGCCAGCGGCGATCATCGCCAGCGGGGCAAGCCCGGTTGTTTTGCCCACGCCAGGCGCACCGGCAATGACGGCCACGCCAGCGGCGACAAAACCAGGGATCACCCACACAGGCGGCTTCGGCTCAAGATCAAAGTCCAGAAATTTGGCAAGCGGATGATGCTCGGGACTGTAGGCAAGTGCATCCTTCGCGCCGTTGCTCGTTTCTGCGGCACTTCTGGCAATGGATGCGACTTCAGTAGCGGGCAGTGGGGGTTGGCATTTTTCCGAGTTGTGCACCTGCAATGCGGCCTCGATGGCGGCAGCACTTATGCCGGCGCGGGCCAGGTCGCCACCTTTGCGGTACAGCGCATCATTGCGGCCACCCTCGGCAATGGTGTAAGTGTTTGCTGTCTGCTTGCTCTCCACCTTCGGCGCATTCGTGAGCATCTCGCGCCATACCGTCAGAAGCCCATCGGGCAGGGTCGGCAAGTTGTTGAAGTCACCATTGCCACCCCATTGATACGGTTTGCCGGTGTCCGGGTGAATGGTCGGCGGCAGCACGTCTTGGACAGCATCTGACCCCCCCTTGCCGGGCGCGCAGCGGAATTCCAGCATCATGGAACCATCAGGGCACTGCACCTTTTTTGTGGGTAGCGGTTGGCATCCATCGGGCAGCTTGTACAGCAGCTTGCCGCGGTTCGGGCGGCCAGAAACAATCTGCACGCCATCATCTGCATTCAGAAGCGCACTCAGGTCGATGCCCTTGATCTGGAGCCATTCAGCAGCTTGATGCAAGTCGTCCAGATCGATGGCACACGTCCGGGATGCCGTGTGTATCAGGCCCAGGCCATGTGCTTGTTTCGCGTCCTCCAGTCGGGCGGGCGTACCCCATTCCTTGTAAGTCGGGAACTTCCTGCCAGCGGAAATCAGGCACAAGCCAAAACCGGCGCAATCGTATTGCTCGGCGTAGTCGGCCACGGTTGCAGTGGTAGAATCGGCGTTGGAACTTTCTTTGACCGCCTCGGTGTCACAACCCAGGCGGTTTTCTTTTGGTTGGATCATGGTCAGCCCTCCAATTGCGCGGCGGCTTCGGCGTTGATCCAATTGTCAACATCTGACTTGCGCCAGCGTGACGTTTTTCCAAATTTCAGGGGGCGGGGGAATCTGCCTTGTCGGATAAGGCTATAGACGCGCGTACGGTTCAGCTCGGTGTACGCGGAAAGGGAATCAAAAGAAAGAAGTGCAGGGGGGTAGAAGTGAGATTGTCGCCGGTCTGACTCTCCATCATCTTCGCCGTCATCGTCGTCGTCGGACGCGCTCGGAGCATCATTGCCAGTGGTCTGGCTCTCTCCGGTTTCCTCGGCGCAGGGCGCGGCCTCGGACGGAAACCCGTTGGAAATTGCCAGATTGGGTTGATCACGAAAGACGGAACGGCCGAAACGGCGGTATACAGAATCCGCAACCTGCGGAAGTATTGACTCAAAAGATGGATCATTCAAAACGCGTTCAAGATGTTCAAGATGGGTCATTTTTCAATCTTTGCGTGTGCGGTTTCAATATCCGTTGCGTCTGCACACGGTAAAACACAACGGGATTAAATATACCTTGTTTTCTCGCTGGCGTCAGCCCGTCAACATCGCCAGCGCATTGGCAGCGTGATCGGCACGAAGATGCCCATAATGCTTTTCGATCATCGCCACGGAAGTGCCGGCCAGCTTCGCCACCGTCAGCAAGTCCAGGCCACCCACCACCAAATCAGTGATGACGCTGTGACGCAATGTATAGGCGGATGTGCCGGCGGGCATACCGGCCTTCTCGGCAGCTTCGCGGATCGGGCTGTACCAGCTATCTTTGTTCCATGCCACGCCATCGGCGCGGGTGAACAGCGGCACGGATGCCAGCTTGTTGGTGCTGGCAGCGTCGAATATGGCGGCGGTAGTTCCAGGCAGCTTGATATTGCGGTCTGCTCCGGACTTGTCGTGTCCGATGGTCAGCACCCTTAACGCCTTGTTGTAGTGCTTCACCGTGAGTTGCGCCAGCGCACCAGGGCGCAGGGGCAGGGCAGACATGCCGCGCAGGAACAGGGCAATGTCAGGGGCGGCAGCGGCAATCATGGCTTCACGCTGTGCCCGGTCAAGATAGATGTCCCGGCGCGTACCTGCCCCCTTGACCGGCACCAGCTTGGAGCGCCACGCAAAATCGCTTGTCACCCAGGCGTCAGCGTAAGCCAGATTGAGCGTCGCGCGGAAAACCGTCATGTCCCGGTTTAGCGTAGCCGCCGAACGTGGCTGACCTTTGCGGGGGCTATATCCCGTGATCGGGGTTTTTGCAACCTTCTTGCGCCAATCTTCGATGATGGCCGGCGTCAGCTTGGACAGTTCCAGGTCGGCAAGCTTCTTGTGGCGCAACACCAGATTCGCCAAACGGTTCTTGGCATCCTTCGCGGGCTTTTCGCCTTTCGTGCTCTCCAGGTGCTCAACATAGTGTTCACAGGCATCACGAACGGTCTTGGCAGCGACTATGCCGCCCTTGTCGGCGTGTTGCTGGCGCTCCATCGCCATCTTCATGGCCTCGTCAAACCGCTGATGATCCGGATACTCGTCCAGCGGCCCCAAACCTTGCTTGCTGTACTTGCCGGTTTCCCTGTCCGTCATGCGTACCCACCATGTCCCGGCGGTCTGTAGGGACATTTTGCGGAAGCCAATGTATAGTCCGGTGCTGGCGCGTTGCCAGTATGGTTCACGCTGCGGCTTGAGTTTGTTCCGTGCCGTGACTGTGCTGATGATCGTAGCCAT